GCATATGCCGCCACTGGTAGAGTATTTCACATAGCAGAGAATATGGCAATACTCAAAGACACACTCACAAAATGGGGAATCAAATACGAGATGATTGCACCCACCGTTATTAAAAAATACGCTACAACTAAAGGTAATGCAAACAAAGAAAAAATGTATGATGCATTCACTGATGAGACTAATAGAAAACTATTAGACGAGTTTAATATTAAACTAAATAATCCTATCACAGACATAGTTGATAGTTATTACATAGCAAAGTACGGATACGCCTATGGCAACAATACCTGAAGAATACGCAGATTTTGATTTTGGTTTTTCTGCGGTAGATGATGAAGAATACAAAGCAAAAACGACTGAGGTCGAAAAGAAAATTGTAGAAGTCGAAGCAAAATCAGAATCACTCTCCAATCTAGAAAAAAAGATAGATTCCGCTATCAACGAAATCAATTACAAAAAAGAGTATCTTGAAGAAAAGTATGTGGAAGACATGCTTAAAGTTGAGAAACTTATTTTACCTCTACTGTATAATTTGATGAAAAATCCAGATAAAGACTATATTTACTGGCCAAAACGTGACGAAATCATTACAAAACAAATCGAAAAAATAAAAGATATAACGAGAGATATAAAACCTGATTAAGGATTATCATGACTAAATTATGGTACAGTTGGGAAGAAATGAGAAGAGATGTAAATGTACTTGCAAGAGACATTGTTCTTGACAAATTCGACCCAAAAGTGATTGTTGGATTATCCAGAGGTGGTCTCACCCCTGGTGTTATGTTATCTCATTGGTTCAAGAAACCGTTTAAGCCTGTTAAATCGTCATTGAGAGATTTTCCTGAATGGGAAGATTACTTGCCGAAACCCACTGATGAAAGGGTTTTGATTGTTGATGATATATGTGACTCGGGAGAAACATTTCAAAAGATGCAGAGTTGGATCAAAGGTCCTCGCAAAAACTCACCATTGGATCTACCAGTGGATGTGAGATTTGCAAGTCTTTGGTGGAACAATGAATGTGACTTTGAGCCAACATATTATGTCAACGAGATTGCGAAGGATTCTACTGATACATGGATTCATTTTCCATGGGAACAATGGTGGAATGCTCCAGTCTAATAACAAGGAGAAAAAATGATAGATAAAATTCTCGGATGGATTAGATCCATTACAGAAATAGGTTTAGCACTTATAGCACTCGGAGTAGTGCTACAAATCCTATTCGGAGCCGCCGTACCATTTATTGGTCTTGATGTAGTGGGTTCTGTAGTAGGAATCGTGAAGCAACTCGGAAGCGAAGGACTCGTTGGATTAGTTGCCGTTTGGGTATTGTGGGGCATTTATTCTAAACCAAGTGCCTAATTATTAATTATTAGCGGTGAGGTGGAAGACTTACCGCTTTGTTTCTCGGAAGGAGAATATGAATAAGTTGGTATCGTTCCTCAGCGTACTCGTCCTGAGTACGACTATGCTAGGCTATGCCTATGCAAAAGATGTTTCAATTGGCTTTGTTTTAGTTGGTCCATCAAATGATGGAGGTTGGTCTATGAGACATCATCAAGGGTTTCACTCTCTAGAAAAACATGGTTACAAAGTTGAGGGTGTAGAATCAGTTCCAGAAGCAGATAGCGAAAGAGTTTTTAAGAAACTCGCAAGAAAACATGATATTGTTTTCGGTACATCATTTGGATTCATGGAACCTATGGTAAGGGCCGCTGAAAAAAATAAGAAGACGTTCTTCTTACATGCCACAGGGTACAAAGGTAATGACAAAAATCTTGATAATTATGTTTGTCATTCCTTTCAAGCACGTTATCTTACAGGTATTGCCGCCGGTATGATGACGAAGACGAATAAGATTGGTGTTGTAGGTTCACACCCAATTCCAGAGATTATTCGTAACATCAACGCATTAACTATTGGTGCTCAATCTGTAAATCCTGACATTGAAGTTGAGATCGTGTGGATTAACTCATGGTTTGATCCTCCCAAAGATATGGAAGCCGCCAAAGTTCTTGTAGACCAAGGTAATGACATTCTCTTTACCACAACTGATTCACCATCTGTAGTTACTCTTGCAGAGAAAACTGATGGTGTGTGGAGCATGGGTAATGATGCACCAATGGGACAATTCGGTCCAAACAGTTATATCACAGGTATGATATTTAATTGGAACGTATTGTACAAGCATATTGCTGATCTTTATAGTCAAGGAAAACTTACTACAGGTCAGAGATGGAATTGGGGTATTGAGAAGAATTGTGTTGGTCTATCACCATGGGGTAAAAATGTACCTGGTGAAGTTGTGAATAAAGTTGAGACAGTCAAAATGAATTGGATCAACGATGAACTTGATACATGGTATCCTTTTTCAGAAGGAGTAACGCAACAGGATGGAGGTAAAATTCCTGCTGGTGTGATTAAGAGACCTGAATTAGAAACCATGCAATTTTTTGTGAAGGGTGTAACATCACCTTTCCCTGTTAAATAGGAGTTATAATGAAAAAATTAATTGCGTTATTTTCAGTCATTCTTTTGGCTGGTGCTTCTTATGCAAAAGAAGTAACTTTACTCATGGACTGGTTTCCACAAGGAAATCAGAGTGGATACTGGCAGGCCCAGTTTGATAATGAGTATCATGACGATGTGAAAATCACAATTAAAGCAGGTGGTCCTAAAGTCAGAACTACAACTGCCGTAGCATCTGGACAAGTTGAGTTTGGTCTCAATGGTTCAGATAGTGTGATGATGGCTAATGCTAAAGGTGCAGGACTCAAAGCAATTTTTGTGAGTCTTAACCATGTGCCTTATACTCTCGTATTTCATCCAAATCAAGGTATTAAAACTGTAAATGATTTGGAAGGCAGACCATTTGCAGTTGTGATGGGAATCACATATTGGAAGTGGGTGAAGTATAAGTATGGAGTTACTGCAAAAGAGTTTCCTTTGACAGGTGACCTTGGGTTGTTTGCAAGAACACCAGAGCAGTTTCAGCAGGGATACTCTATCTTTCTACCTGCCAGACTTGATGCTAAAGGTGTTGCTAATGAACAGATTACGCTTGAAAGTCTTGGTTACAGACCATACAGTGTATTGTTCACAAGTGAAAAGTTAATCAAAGAAGACCCTGAGTTAGTACAAACAGTTGTTGACCGTTTGTCTGTCGCATTTCATAAGTCTTTGGTTGACCCAAAACCAACAAGAGATTTCATTCTCTCAAAGAGTAAGAAAGTGAATGCTGAAATTCACAACAATGCTCTTGAACTCATGAAGGCAGACTTTCTACCGAAAGACTGGAGTAAGATCGGTTGTCAAGATCCTACACGATGGGCTGAATTGTCTGAACAGTTGAAAGACATTGATGTACTTCCTGCTGACTTTAATCCTCATGATTCATATGATCTATCTTTTAAGAAAGGTTGTTACAAGTAATATATCATGATTGAAATAAAGGGAGTCACTAAACACTTTGATGATGTTCATGCTCTATCAAAGATTGATTTTAGTATTGAAAAAGGTGAATTTGTTACTATTGTTGGTCCTTCAGGTTGTGGTAAATCTACATTATTGAGAATAATTGCAGGTTTAGTGACTCCTTCAGAAGGCACCGTGAATAAACAAGACACAAGCGGTGCTTTCGTCTTTCAAGATTCTGCATTGCTTCCATGGAGAACGGTGCAGAAGAATGTTGAACTTCTCATGGAATTAGAGAAGATTGACAAAATAGAACGTCAAATCAGAGCAGAAAAAGTATTAGATCAAGTTGGGCTAACTGGATTTGAGGGTAGTTATCCTCATCAACTATCTGGTGGCATGAAGATGAGATTGTCATTAGCAAGATCATTGGTGCTTAAACCTGACTTTCTGCTTCTTGACGAACCCCTATCCGCAGTAGATGAACTTACAAGAGAAGTTCTACAAGAAGAAATACACGAACTCTGGAAACAAGATAAGTTTACCGCTATATTAGTTACACACAACGTAGCAGAAGCCGTGTATCTTTCCAATAAAGTGATTGTAATGTCACCACGACCAGGTGAGATTACACATGTTGTTGATATACCATTCAAGAAAAGAAATCAATTACTACGATCAAAAGCACAATTTACAAAGATAGTCAACGACATATCTGGAAAGTTAAGAACATGGAAATGACAGAGTTTGAGAAAGCAAAACAAAAAGATTGGGATGAATTTGCTAAATTAAATCTCACTACAAAGACAGAACTACTTAAAGAAAACATCTGGTTTATATTCTTTGGGATTTTAATAATTTTTTTTGCTATTGTGCCTCAATTAGAAGCAGGTGAATGGAATGATAAACCGATCATATGTGCAGACGAACAAGAGACATTCAGAGCAATTAGAGAAAAGAAAGAAGATTTAATTTTTAAGGCTAATCAATTCACAAAAGTAAGAAATGAAACAGGACTTGCAAAAAGACCAGTGGTAGTCTCAATTGACATGTATGTAAATCCTGAATCAGGTACTTTTACTATTATTGAATATCATCCGACATACGAATCATATTGTGTGATCTCGTATGGAAATAATTTTCAAGTCTTTATTGGTGGAGTGCAATGAAAAACATATTGCCACCAATACTTGTTTTAGTTTTTTTTCTTGCAATTTGGTCAATAGGTGCTAGAATATACAATATGGCATTTCTATTGCCAGGTCCTATGTTAGTCGCAGAAGCATTTGTGACAGATATAGACATGGTTATAGAAGGTGCTAAAATAACATTACAAGAAGCATTTACTGGTTTTATTCTGGCCATTATGATAGGTATTACAGTTGCAACGATAATGAGTTTATCAAAGATATTAGAACGTAGTTTATATCCTTATGCTATTTTATTACAAACTGTTCCAGTAGTTGCAGTTGCACCACTGATTGTGTTATGGTTTGGATTTGAGATGAGGTCAGTTATTATTATCAGTCTGATTATATCTTTATTTCCCATCATTAATAATACATTACTAGGACTCAAATCTACATCTATAAATCTTGTAGAATTATTTGACATGCATAAAGCATCAAAGTTTGTATCGTTTTTTAAATTAAGATTTCCTGCCGCCATACCTAACATTATTGCAGGTATGAGAATATCAGCAGGGCTATCAGTTATAGGTGCAATCGTTGGTGAGTTTATTATTGGTTCAGGAAGTATGGGAGGCGGTCTTGGTGTGCAGATCATATATGCACAAGCAGAATTAGAAACTGCATTGGTTATGGCATTAATACTAACTGCCACCGTGTTAGGGTTTGCATTCTTTTCAGTAGTATCAGGTATAGGATATTATCTGATGCATAAATGGCACGAATCGGAGATTTCATGATACCTATCATAGACTTTCATGATGATAATATTGTGCATAAGATGTATAAAGCATA